CAAACAATATGGGCGGTACAACTGCTAATATCGTAAAAGGTGGAGAAAGCACAACAGGCGGCACAAAAGGCGGTTTGTTAAATCCATCAACTAAAGAAGAAAACTTTGGTAACGTTAATGTCCCAGGCGGTAACGCAGGTAAGACAGCGTTTAAAAAGAAAGAACCTGGACACGGCGCTGAGAAAAAAGCAACTGGCGACAATGGCGACAGAAGTGCTGATAGCCCGTTAAATGGCGCTCCTAAAAGAGCAAAGTAAGTAGATGACGATGAATTATCTTCGTGAGAACCTGAGTTTCGACCAAGCGAGAGTGGTCGTTGAATCCGACGGTCAGGATGGAAAGAACTTGTATATGACAGGTATTTTCATCCAAGGTGACAAGCGGAATCAGAATCAGCGTGTTTATCCTGCGAAAGAAATCGCCAGGGCTGTCAAAACCCTGAACGATCAAATCGAAGGTGGATATTCAGTTTTAGGCGAAGTTGATCATCCGGACGATCTAAGAATTAACCTTGACCGCGTCTGCCACATGGTAACAAAAATGTGGATGGAAGGCAGTGACGGTTATGGAAAATTAAAAATCCTACCAACACCTATGGGACAACTAGTGAAAACTATGTTAGAAAGTGGAGTGAAGTTAGGAGTATCAAGTCGCGGATCCGGGAACGTTAGCGATAACGGTTCCGGTGAAGTATCCGATTTTGAGATTATCACAGTAGATGTGGTAGCTCAACCCAGTGCCCCAGGAGCATATCCTACACCAATCTATGAACACCTGATGAACAGTCGTGGTGGTTATAGTGCCTTACGCATAGCGCAAGAGGTTAAAGGTGACCCGAAAGCACAAAAATATCTCAAAGAGAGCTTATTAGGCATAATAAGCAAGCTCCGATAACAAGAGGAGAATCACATGTTGGACGCATTAAAGAATCTGTTTGAAAATAACGTGATTTCTGAAGAGATTAAGGCTGATATTGAGGCAGCTTGGGAGACTCGTTTAACCGAGGCTCGTACACAAGTTACTCAACAGTTACGTGAAGAATTTGCTCAACGCTACGAGCATGACAAACAAGTCATGGTTGAAGCAATTGATCGCATGTTAAGCGATCAATTAAAAGAGGAAATTGCTCAATTTGTAGAAGATCGTAATCAACTAGCAGAAGCAAAAGCTAGAGTTGTGGTAGAAGGTAAAAAAACTGCCAGCGTAATGAAGGAATTTGTTACACGACAACTAGCTGCTGAAGTTAAAGAATTACACGAAGATCAAGTACAAATGGCTTCTAAGTTTCACACACTTGAGAAGTTCGTAGTAGAAGCCCTAGCTCATGAAATTGCAGAATTCCATACAGACAAGAAAGATCTTGCAGAAACTAAGGTAAAACTAGTTCGAGAAGGCCGTCAGGCTTTGGCAAGCATGAAAGAACAATTTGTCAAACGTGCAGCTACACTAGTCGAGAATACAGTTGAAAAGACTCTTACCAAAGAGATTGGTCAGCTTAAAGAAGACATTGAAGCAGCTCGTAGAAACGACTTTGGTCGTAAGTTGTTCGAAGCATATGCTAGCGAATATCAAAACAGTTATCTTAGTGAGAAATCAGAATCAGCCAAATTGCTCAAAGTCATAGACCTGAAAGAATTAGAACTAGCCCAAGCTAAAAACGCTGTAGCAGAAGCTCGTTTAATCTCAGAAAGCAAAGAAGCAGAAATAAAAGCTCTAATGGAGAGCAAGCAACGTCAAGCAATTATGAACGAATTAGTAGGACCTTTGGCTAACGGCCAAAAAGCTATTATGAGTGAGTTGCTTGAAAGTGTACACACAACAAAGCTACGTAGTAGTTTTGACAAGTACCTACCAGCCGTAATTGCTGGCGAAGCTCCACAAAAGAAAAAACAGGCATTAGTCGAGGCAAAAGAAGTAACAGGCAACAAAGAACCCCACAGCGTCAGTAGCAGCAATCACGACAGTAATATTTTTGATATGCGTCGTCTAGCTGGAATTAAACATTAATTAGGAGAAAATAAATGTCAGAACTACTAACAGGCCGTTGGGCAGAGACTAAAGAAGCTCTTTTAGAAGGCCTTCAAGGCACAAAGAAATCTGTAATGGCAACTACGCTAGAAAATACTCGTAAGTATCTAGCTGAAAGTGCAACAGGTGGTGCTACTTCTGCCGGAAACGTCGCAACTCTAAACAGAGTTATTCTACCCGTCATCAGACGTGTAATGCCAACCGTTATCGCTAACGAGTTGGTTGGTGTACAACCAATGACTGGTCCAGTCGGTCAAATCCATACTCTACGTGTTCGCTATAGCGACACAGCAGGTAGTGGAGCTTCTGGTGCCACAGCTGGTGAAGAGGCGTTAAGCCCATTCAAGATTGCTGAAGCATATTCTGGTAATACTTCAACTGGTAAGGCAGCTGCCACAGCCGGTCTAGAAGGTGTTGCTGGTAACAGACTAAGCATCCAGATCTTGAAACAAACAGTTGAAGCTAAGACACGTAAATTGTCAGCTCGCTGGACATTCGAATCTGCACAAGATGCACAAGCCCAACAAGGTATTGACATCGAAGCAGAAATCATGGCTGCTCTTGCACAAGAGATCACAGCTGAGATTGATCAAGAGATCATTGCATCTTTAACAACACTAGCTGGTACGCAAAACTTACAAGCCTACGATCAAGCTGCTGTTTCTGGTACTGCTACTTTCGTTGGTGATGAGCATGCTGCTTTAGCAGTTATGATCAACCGTGTTGCTAACACAATCGCCCAGCGTACACGTCGTGGCGCAGGTAACTGGGCAGTTGTAAGCCCAACAGCATTGACAATCCTACAATCTGCTACTACAAGCGCATTTGCTCGTACAACAGAAGGTACATTCGAAGCACCTACAAACACCAAGTTTGTTGGTACATTGAACAATGCTATGAAGATTTATGTTAACACATATGCAGGCAACGACACAGTTCTAGTTGGTTACAAAGGTGCTAACGAGAGCGATGCAGCAGCATTCTATTGCCCATACATTCCATTGATGAGCAGTGGTGTTGTTCTAGATCCAGCAACATTCGAACCAGTCGTATCATTCATGACACGTTATGGTTATGTAGAGTTAAGCAACACTGCTTCTTCTCTAGGTAATGCAGCTGACTATCTAGGTACTGTAACTATTGCTAACGCAGTATTCAGTTAATCAACATACCGTAAGGTACGTTAATTACAAAGGACTCTTCGGAGTCCTTTCTCTTGATCTGATAAATAGTTTGTATGACTTACACGGGGTAAGTTTTATGCGGAAATCCAACCGCGTACGGTCTAGAACACCGTTTTTCTTAAGGAGAAAACAAAATGGGACGTCCAATTAATAAAAGATGGTTTGGTACAACAGGTACTGGTACAGGTACTGGTTTATTTACAGGCAACAACTTGCCTATTAGATTTAAACTAGGCGGCACAGTTTACGAAGGTTACATTACTAAGCAAACAGGTAGTAACCGTTATAAAGTAAGCACTGACGACGGCACAACTGCTACAGGTACTGTATATTTGAAAAATGCAATTCTTCCAGCAACTAACGGTGATGCAGCTTTAGTAGGTATACTAACACCATCAGGTGGCGGAGTTTCAACAGTTCTTATTAGAGATTTAAGAAGTCGCATTGCTATTGACTATAGCGGTAATCGCTATAAGTGGACTTTACAAGATGACTCTACAGAAACATTAATTCGTTTAACAGCAATCTAATATGACTATAAAAGTAGTTAACGTCAGTGCCGGCGACTATAGGGTAAACGTCCAAAACGGCGGCACAATTACCTTAGATGTAGGTGATGCCATCTACAACGGCCGAGTTGTTATCACCGGTGACTTATTAGTTGCCGGTAATACAACAACTGTAGAGTCTGAGACAATGGTTGTTAAAGATAACGTTATTACTCTTAATCATGGAGAAACTGGGTCAGGCATAGGTCCGCTTGTATCAATGCCTTACCAGGCAGGTATTGCTATAGATAGAGGATCTCTTCCTGATGTATTCTTTGTGTTTGATGAACAAGTGAATCATTTAAATGCGGCAGGTATTTCTACTCAAGGAACTTTTAAATTTAAAAATTCCTCAGACGCATTAGTTGGAATTCAAACACCAAGCATTAATACAGAAGGCCAAAATCTTTATTTAATTAACAGTGGTACAGGTTATGTTACAGTGACGGGTACTAATCAATATGAAAGACGAATATTAGATT